CGACAAACAGGGTGGTGAGAGTCAAGTTCTCAGTCCTCAATAACGGCGTTGAGGTTCAAGGTCAGACTGTGAACATCGGCGATACTACGGCAGGCGGAAGCGGCGGCAACCCTTCTGTTGTGGCAATCCCATCGTTCGAGGTCCTGATAGAAAGCGGCTGGACATTGAAGATAGAGTTCTCGACAGACACTCAGTCGGTAATAACATTTGACACAACATCGTCGTCTATTGTAATCACTAAGACGGCAGAGATAAGCTAAGGCAAGGAGGCGAAAGCCTCTTTGCTTATATCACTATTAACAATAAAAAAGGAGGGAAGAATGAAGTATTTCACAATTAACGAACTAACAAAGTCAGCAACTGCGACGAGCAAGGGTATAGACAATACTCCTACGAAAGAAGTTGCAGGCAATCTGACCACATTGGTTGACAAGGTGCTTGACCCACTGCGCGAGGCGTACGGCAAGCCGATAAAGGTAAACAGCGGTTATCGCTGTCCTAAGCTGAACAAGGCTGTGGGTGGCAGTGCGACAAGCCAGCATGTGCTTGGTCAGGCGGCTGACATCACAGGCGGCAGCAAGGCGGAGAACAAGAAGCTGTTTGATTTGGTCAAGTCGTTGAAACTGCCTTTCGACCAGCTGATATGGGAGAACGGCGGAGTGTGGGTGCATGTGAGTTGCAGCCCAAGAAACAGAAGACAGGTGTTATCATTAAATCAGAAGTAGTATGAACGAAACAGGAATGGCTATAAAGTATGTAGGCTGCCTGCTGGCAGGAGTGATAAGCAATGCTCTGCTGAATATAGCACCGCTTGCTGTGCTGTGTTTCTCGCTTGTGCGTATAGACTGCATAACATTTTGGCGGCTTGCGGTAAGATTAAAGAAGCAGGGCAAGTCGAGCGGCAAGTTCAGGAGCGACAAGTTCGGCAGGGCTGTGATAGAAATGGCGATAATAATACCTACTGCGCTTCTGATAGCGCATTTTATGCAGCTGTATATCTTCGAGGGAAGCAATGTGCATTTGCCTCAGATAACAGCAGGCGTGATTTGCTTCTGGCAGATATGGAGCATACTTGAAAATATCTCTAGCGGCAACAGAGATGCAGCTGGGGCGAAGATATTGCAGAAGGTAATGATAGACAAGGCTGAAAGACACCTTGACATCAACCTTGATGAGATGAAGAAAATTTAGTGATTGGCTCTCGATTGGGGCGGAGCAAAAGAAAAAGCCCCATGACTTTTCTGCCGAAAGTTTCTCAGGCGAACGACAGAAATAAAGGTGCACAACCACCAAGCCATAGGGCGAAATGTCCTCTGGTTTAGGTGGTTATGCACCTATTTTATTTTAATACTGAGAAACTTTAACGCAAATATATTAAAAAATTATGAAAGTAATAGAACTTCTTAGATTCAGCAGGGATATGCTCGAATGTATGTCACGCAATGACATAAGAACGGAAGATTGGAAAGATGTCGAGATGTTTGAGGAATACGAGAGTCTGAGGGCGAAAGGCGAGAAGACTACTTGGATAGTCGCTTACCTGTCGGACAAGTACGGACGCTCGGAAAGAACGATTCACAGAGTGATTAGAAGGTTCTGCTGTGATGTCACGCAGTGACAGTCGAGATATATCGTTTTCCTGCCGTCGGGAAGATGATAGTACTACTTTTGCCATTGTTAGCTAACACAGACAATCAATTTATTAACAATCAAAAAAACAAAAACAATGGCAGATACAAAAGTATTTTCAATCAATCCAGACAACGGAGGCAATGACGGCTTGTTCGGAGGAGGCTGGGGTGGAGGCGTACTCGGCTTCTTGCTCGGTCTGATGTTCGGAAACGGAGGCTACGGTGGATTCGGAGGCTTCGGTAACAGAGGTATTGGCGAGACAGCCTACCTCGGCAACATGATAAGCAATGACAATGGTCGTGATATGCTGATGCAGGCAATCAACAACAACGGCGAGATGAGCCGTCAGGCAGTGAGCCAGCTTGCAACAATCTTGAATCAGGACTTTAATCAGGTGAACTCAGCAGTTCAGACGATACAGACTGCGCTCGGCACGGTTGCTGCTAATCAGGGTATTAACGCATTGCAGGTAATCAACGCAATCCAGTCGGGCAACTCGGCTCTCGCGAGCCAGTTCGCTCAGTGCTGCTGCGAAAACAGACTGGCAATGTGTCAGCAGACCAACGCAATCAATCAGGGCTTCTCAGGTGTTCAACAGTCTATCGCATCAAAGAGCGCAGCAGACCAGCTCGCTACTTGTCAGCAGACATACGCACTGACAGACACGATTAATCGCAACTACCTCGCACTTGACAACAAGATAGATGCGATGGAGTCGCAGCGTAAGGACAGAGAGATAACTGCTCTGACCGCAGAAGTGGCTACGTTGAAGTCTCAGAACTTTGCCGCAGGTCTTGTGCAGCAGGCACTTGCTCCTGTCGTAGGTCAGTTGAACGCAATCGGCTCGGAGGTAGCAGCAATCAAGCGTGGTCAGCCAGCTACGAGAGTATTGCCAGACAATAGCTATACGGCAGTGCCTACAATCTTGGCGAATGCAGCAGCTGACAATTTTCTTTACAGGGTTAATGCAGCACTGACATCGGCAGTCGCACCAACGACAACAACGCCAGCGACAACAGCGTAAAACGAGAGTAATAACCTAAAAGAGTAAATTATGTTTTCAGCACTTAGACAAGGAGATATAGTATATGTCGCAGAGAAGACTGACGGACTAAAGGTCAGTATAGGAACGGTGTCAAGCACACCTCGTCCGAGATACAACATAAGCGATGCAAAGACAGGCATGGGCATAACGGTGATAGACATAGACGTTAAGACTCCGGAACAGGAGTACAAGTTCGAGGGAATATCGCCGAGCCAGTCGATAGCCGACTACGGCAATGCCGTGATAAGCGACAACCGTGAAGCCATGATGGCGAAGGTAGAGGCTTTGTGCGACGAGAGCGACAAGATAATCAGAGATGTGGAGATATACCGCAAAATATCAGATTCCAGAAAGGACGCTCTAAAGGTATTGAACCCAGCCTTAGCCAAAGAAGCGGAGAGGGATGAGGCTATAGAGAACCTGACTGCAAGGCTTGAGAAGTTCGAGAAGATGTTCGGCGATTCTTTGAGCAACATAGAAAATCTCCTTGCCAAGTCTGAAAAAAGAAAGGAGTAACTATGGGATTAATTATGGAATTCAAGGACGAGGAGCATTACAGCGAGCTCGTCAGCAAGATGCACAAGGCTAAGAAGGCTGTATGCGAGGCGTTCGAGGCTCTTGAAGCAGCCGATGAAACAAGCATGAGCGAGAGGGACGGCAATTACCGCGACTACTACAGAGGAGCATCGTACCGCGATGACTACCGCAGAGGTTCGTACAGAAACGGAGGCTCTTACAGAGAGGACGGAGAGTACGACTACAGAGGTCGTGACGGAATGGGACGATACTCATAACTATTGGCGCAGGGGCTGCATGGTCTCTGCGCTTTTTACTAACAATAAAACACAAGAACAATGGGAGACATGACAATATGGGATAAACTGCCAGACGAGCAGAAGGCGTATCTATCGAAAAACGGCAAGCACTTTAACAAGAAGCTGTGCGAGTTCGCCGTTAGCAAGATGCGTATGAAAGAGGGAACGGACGGTAAGACACTGCCTCCGTACACAAGAGAAGATGTAGAGGCAATGCTGCTTTCGATAGGCGTGAAACAGGAGAAGATTCAGGCTCCGTATGACGCTGTGTATGTCGCTAATATGGCGAAGAGCGATTTCTACGGAAGCAGCCTTGAGGACAAGGAGCATATAGCCAAGTATGTGGCAGACGTGCTGTTTGATATGGACGGATATGACGGCATGGTGATGAACAGATGGCTGGCAGATATGGCTTGCAAGGGAATATGGATTGACTGGGAGATGATGATATGACAAAGCACTACATCGACATAGAAGGAGCGTGGGCGTTCATACTCGCTTACAACATAGGACTGAGTGACCTTGATGAGATAGCGTCGTGGCTTGAGGCTTTGGGTGCTGATGAAAAGTCAATCGGCAAAGCGTGTAGAGTGGCTCTCGGAACGAATAGCGGATTCACGTTCTCGAACGAGAGCTTGCGCATGAGCGTGATGGTAATCTCAAATGCTTCGTCCGTGGAGCAGTGGTTCGACACGCTTGTGCATGAGATAGACCATTTGCAGGGAGCGATATGCAGATATTACGATGTGGGACTTGGCACCGAGGAAGCGGCATATCTGCAAGGGTACATAATGAAGCAGTGTGTCAATGCTATGCGAAAAAAAGAGTTAAAACTTGTCGATAGTGATTTTAAGTTGTTATCTTTGTAGTGAGTTTAATCACTAAATAAACATTATTATGAAGGTATCTAATTACTGCAAGGAGACGATAGCTCGCTACACCGAGCTTGACGAACAGCAGCTGGGAGCAGCTGAGATTTTTGTAACCAAATGGCTTAATGGTGCCACCGTTGACGCTGGCAAGTTTGACGCTCTTGTGTCATACACCTACCGCAAGATGAAGGTCGCCAACGATGCTATGGTCGCAGCGACATCTCTTATCAAAGCCGTAGCCAAGAATCCTTACGCAAGACTCGCTGGAGTGTTTGTAAAGGGCGCAGGCAAAGACGCGGCAAAGTGGGCTAAGGAAGAAGTGAATATGTTTGAGAATTTGTAATCTTCTTATTCATAATAATTATTTTAGTTATGGCGATATATGTCGAGCGATGTGTATCGCCATTTCTTTTTCAAGAATAATAACATGGACGAAATTATAAAGAAACTCGAAGACGAGGTTGAGATTACAAACGAACGTATTGAAGACGCGGTAAAGATTGAAACACTAAGATTCCTGCAAGGCTACCGCGAGGCTTTGCTTACATCAATTTTAATTATAAAGGATGAGCTCAAAAACTGATACAGTAGAAATACCAAGAGCCTTGTACGAGAGGTTCGTTTATCTCGGTCTGATAGACGAGAGTGGAACAAGGGACCATAATGTTGGCAAGAGCGACTACTCGAAGCACACGATACAGACGTGGTCTATATGGCTCGACTATAACCTCGACCCTTGGAGAGGTGATATAATCAAGCGAACATTGAGAGAGAAGGAGGGCACTCCGGAAGAAGAGGACATCGACAAGATTATTCACATCTGCCAGGAGATAAAGAGACAAATACATTCAAAAGATGACAACAGAGGAGAAGAATAGAATTTCAGGAGCTGCGTTCTTAATCATGTCAGCTCTCATAGTATTGATGATTGTGTTTGACAGGTGCAGCGGCAAGGTGAGCCCAATGCCTGATAACACAGTTATTGATTCGGTAAAGTCTGAGAACGCAAAGTTGCACGCACAGGCGCTCGTATTACAGAGAGAGGTGGTCGCTAAGGTTCATGAGGTTGACAGCCTTAAATCAAAGAAAAGCGACATGCTTGTGCGCTACAAGACACTCCGTGACGAAAGCACAGACACGTTGTTTGTGTATATAGCGGACTCTCTCAACGAGGTAAATAACGAGATAATCGACACTCTGGAGCATGGGTTGAACACTTGCCAGCGTGTTATAAGGCTGAAAGACGAGCAGATAAAAAACGATTCGATAGCAATGGTGGAGTACACGGACATCATCAAGTATCAGACCGCAACAATCACAAGGCTTGGAGAAAAGACTTGGTGGGACAGAAACAAGTTCTGGGTAGGTATTGTCGGCGGTCTTGTTGTCGGTGGTGTCGGAGTGGCTTCGGTAAGATAGAATACAATGAGAGATTTAGAGCATCAGATTCAGGTTGGTTGTGTGAACTGGTTTCGGCTTCAATACCCGAAGCTGCTTATATATGCCATTCCGAATGGCAGCAAGAGGAATCTGATAACAGCTGTAAAATTGAAGGCAGAGGGAGTGGTCAGCGGTGTGCCTGACTTGCACATTCCGGTAGCAAGGCATGGTTATCACGGTCTGTATATCGAGATGAAGAACGGCAAGAAAGGAGTCGTGAGTCAAAATCAGAAGGACATAATGAAGAAGCTGACAGAGGAAGGTTATCGCTGCGAGGTGTGCAGAAGCCTCGATGACTTCATGAAAGTGACTAAGGACTACCTATCGGCGTAAATTCGTTTTAACCATATTTTTTTGAAACGCAGAGCAGGAGAGGAAAACAGAGATGTATTGCTCCTGTTGTTTTTTACGAAATAAGGACAATCAAGTTGATTTATATGAGTAAGTTTGCTATAGGTATAACAACAAACAGAAACGCCATGCCTCCAATAGGACATATAGCATACACATTGAAGAAGAAAGACATCCAAGAGGAAGTCTATAAGAGAACATCGTACTTAGGCAAGAACAGACCTACCGAAGCGTCTGCTTACACAGTAGAGCAGCTTTCGTTCACAAAAGACGAGCAGCCTTTGTTTAATAGTTATCTTGTAACTGTCGGCACAAGAGTGTTCGAGGAGATGGGTAATTTCACTCACAACCTGCCTAACGCATTCGTGATAACCGACAGAAAGGCTGAGCCTATGGTATCGGTCCGCAGATACGGAAGCGTTGAGCAGATAGCCGCAACGGTTCAGACGGCTCTTGAGAATGCTGTAAGCAATGGCGATATGCTTGAGGTGAGCATACCTGCGGTAGAGAATTATCCTTACGCAGGAACAATGGCAAGGGTTGAGCTCGATATGGACTTCGAGTACGAGGACTTCATGGGCATAGCGAGAGTGAAGAGCATACACACAGACTTCATGATAGTGCCAAGCGAGAACAACGTGAGATACATCAAGCTCGGTCTTGACCTGACAACAGGCGATAGAATGTGGAGAAACGAGAGGTATCTGAGATTGCTGTCGTCTGATGTGGAAACTGAGGTTGTTGATGCGACATCGGACTATGTAGTGCACAGGGGCTCGATAGTGAGAATCACTGAGGACGATGGAAGCAGCGCGAACTATGTTGCAAAGCGCAGCGGCATAATAAGGAAGTTGCTGAAAGAGGAAGGCTCTTTCGAGATAATCGACAATGACAACGATGTTGTCGTATTCAAGACATGGAAATTTGACTGGTTCAACGAGAACTACATCATACCTGTAAGAAGCTCGATATTCGATGCGTTGGTTCATGGCATATGCGCCAAGTGGCTTGAGGACACACTGCCGTCAGAGGCTGAGAGGTTCCAGAGAGTGTACGAGCAGAATATCATCGATATGAAGAACAGACTGAATGCTCAGAAGAAACCGGTAAGAAGACACTATAATCTGTTTTAGCGTATGGCTCAGGAAGGAGAAAATAAGCTGATAGACATACAGGGAATAGCAAGAGGTGGCAGCGATTTGGACTGCGCTGACGGAATGTGCAACGAGGTAGTTGGTCTTGTGTATGAGCAAGGTCAGCTGAAACCGTATTCGTTGGAGAGCCTTGGCGTTGAAGTGACTGGCTATTCGAGAATATACATACACAACACATCTGCTGGAAAGAACTACATATTTGTGACCGACAATGGAGAAGTTCTTTGGGACAGTGAGGTATATATTATGTCACATAAGGATATGCCGTACAATCCATACGAAGAATATTCAGAAGATGTGAGAGCAACTCTTTACCCAAGAAATAAAATAGACATCGACCTTAGTACGACAACTCCTAACGTGTCGTTCTTGGGCAACCTAATGAGCATAGATTGCAACAACATCTACTTATACGAGGGTGGAACGTACAACATCAAGGTCAGAAATGGTAGCGTAAATTTCAGAGCTTCTGTTGGCATTAAACCTAATGGGTATGTTTTGTGTTCTATGGGGTGTAGTGGCAAGGTGCTGCTGGAGGCAGAGAGAAATACCCTTACGCA